ATTAAAATGTTAAACTTTCTGCTTCCACATCTCCAGGGTGCTCATAGATGTCTATGTCTTGCCACCATCCAAGATGTTTTTCCGGCACATACTTATTGTCGTTGTAAAGATGCCTTCTCATACACACAATGTCGTCGGCAGGGATGAAAGAATGAAAACTTTCAAGTTTGTTTATGCGCATCGGGCCGTCAACAGCAAGAAGGCGAAACAGGCCGTCGAAACGGTAGCAAAGGGCTTTGTGCTTCTTGTTGTCGGCATGTGACACGAAGACCACATTGAAGCGATTGCACCTATGCAGGGCCGCGAGCACATGCAAGTAGTCGAGCCAGCCGGGAGCTTTAGGCAGCCGTCTGCCATCGGAAAAGGACGGGAAATAACACCCGAAAAGGTCGCGGCGACAGAAATACCATAAAAAGTCGAGATCGTCGTTGGTCATCTGAGGGATGCTCTTATAGACTATCTGCTGCCAGACGTGTTGACGCAGATGGGAGCCTCGCGCGAAACCCTCAATGGCAAAGAGCAGATCGTGATGGTCAAGCTTCAGTCTAATCATCTTTGTCGGTGTTTATCAAGTTGTGCTTTATGTCCTCGTAGAGGGCCATTTCTACTTTTTTGCCGTCATAATGACCCACGGCAAGCAGCTCGTCGCTCTTGGGGTCTGCGTTCTGTGCTGAAGGAGCATGACTCCTGATAATGAATATGTCAAACTCTTTCATATAGTCAAGCTCCTCAAGAGGGAGCATCCGCATCTCCCGCCTTGCGTGCTGACGGATGCGAGCAATGTCGGCCTTTGTGAGCACGGCAAAATTCTTCTCTGCCTGACGCACAGCATCGGTCTCAACTTTTATGCGGTAAGCCTCGTAGCTGTCGCTTATCAAACGGGCATTCTGCCACATGGCCGCCTGATCAAGAAACTTCTGAAAAGCCTCGCGTCCACCTGCCATATTTACGAGGGCCAAAGACTCCTCAATAAGGAGAACCTTGTCTTTTAATCGCCAAGACACAAGGCCATGCTGCTCAAACTTCTTGAAAATTTCGGTTATGGTCACAATGTCGCGCGTCTCTTTTTTAAGGGACGCAGACTTTTTGCTATTTCTGTTTTTTATAAAGTTCCACATAGTATATAATCGTTTTAATTGTTTTTAAAAACACTCTCTATTCTCACGAACCGAGAGCGACTGCATAATTACAACTAAACGACTCTTTTCTATTCTCACGAACAAAAACGGTCATGTAATAACGTTGCAAATCCACTTTTTACTTATTTACATTTATAAACTCTTTAATGTGTTATGAATCTTGTGCCGTCTACGTTTAACACAAGGATGTCGTTAACGACCCTTATCTCACCGCTCTCCACAAACTTCACCTTACGTTGGTGGCGCATGGTGTCAACGGAGAGACAAACACAGGTACCCTCGTCCACATGTCCTGTCTTGGTAAGAAATTTGATGTAGAACGACTTGCGCTCTACATTTCTTGCTGTCTGTGGAGGGTCGAAGCCCGTAACACGCTTTCCTGTGCGCGGATCGTCCCACTGCCATCGCTCCATGAACATACGGAGCTCTGTATATGAGTGTGTTAACCTATTCATAGAACAATAGTTTTGTTAGTCATGCAAAGGAGGAAACTCCAGATGCAGAAACTTGTCAAGCTCACGGTCTTCCATGCGCTTAATGCCGTGAGAAAACTGCTCCTTGCGATGTCTGAGAACATCGGGGAAGAGAGCGTTGCGAAGGGCATTACCCCAGTCTTGCTGCGTAGACGACAGAATGTGACTGGGATAGTATGTCAAGGTGTAACACATCAGACGAACGTCAAGTCTCGGGCGGTCAAGCATCAGGCCTGTGAGGACGAGTGCTCTGTCTTTGTTGTAAAGCACCATGTGCGAGGCCATCTCACCAGCATCGTCGCTGCGTACATATAACATGCGGTCTTTGTACTCGCTAAGATATTTCTCTAACAGTCGGTCACATGAGTGATAAGTGGAAAGCACCATGTGTGTAATCCATTTTCTCTCAAAACACAACTGAAGAAACAGGGCCACGTCGTTGGTCACAAGAGGCATGGACAGCACCATGACGTGAGCATCTACGACAATGTGGCTGATAGCCCTATAAAAGCGCTCAAAGGTTACGTCGCCATGCGTGTAAAACGTAAGCACACGCGATGGGGCTTGCATGACGGCTCTCGGCAGCTTACTGTCTACACAGCAAGGCGGGATAAACAGAAGGGTATCGTCCATATTTTTATTTTTGAATGTTGAATGTTGAATTGATTAGTCATTGATCAACATCGGTATACACAGGGTCATGATGCAGGACGCTGGATCATCGGCCGTAATGACCATTGCGCGGGTCGGGTCAGACATGGCTATGCGCACCGTGTCAGACGGGATAGTCTGGAGACAATTGCAAATTTCGTTCGTCGCAGTGCCGATGCAAAAATTGTCGGGACAGTCATCCGACAACAAGGGCACCTGGTCTTCGGCGGCTCTTGCAAAATCGGTATCTGAGAGGTTCAAGAACGCACCCTTCTTTTTTATGATCACAAGGTTCGATTCGCTGCTTGCGAAGACACCGACGCGTCTTATAGTGTTTACAAGTTCTTTCTTGTCAACAACGCAGAAGTAAGGGTTTTTCGCCGGAATTACTGCTGTGTAGGAGGGATAGCGGCCTTCTGCGCAACGACAACGGATCTCCATACCATCTGACGTAAAGACCATTATGTTGCCATCGGTCGAAATGTCCACGGAACCGTCTTCGCCTAAAACGGACAATACCTTGAAATAACATAAGCTGATAAGCAAGGGGCGAGGGTCTCCACCGCGGTAAAAGTCGCTGCCACCGTGAGCAGGATCATTGGAGTGGCTGCACTTGAACAGGATCTTGCCGTTAGTTCCGACGAAATTGATGCGTGAGCGGTCTTCAGACACATCAAGAAGCAGGCACGCCATGACGGGACGAAGCTCGTTCTCAACGATGAAACGCGAAGCATCGGTAACGACCGACTGAAAGAGCGAAAGGGACAAAGACAGGCGCATTGTCTTCTCTTCGTCGAGGTCTGTCATATTGGGATATTCGGCACCGTCAAAACAAGGGATGTCGCACTTTCCGGTACGAGTCTCGTCTGTGCTATATTCCATTGTCAGGCTCTTCTTATCGTTGAACGTAAACGTGACAACACAATCGGACAAAGAAGACAGAAGCGAAACAATCTCCTTGTAGGGAATACACACAGGACCCTCATATTTACCTCCGACAAGAGTCAAGGGTGCAGGGAGAGAAAGACGCGACTCGCCCGTTGACGACACGAAAAAGAAACGGTCATCTTTCTGTGTTATCAGCACATTGCCAAGAATGGCTATTGTGTTTCTTGAACTTATACATTTTATAGACTTGTTGAGCGCCGCATAAAGAGCGCGTGAAGATTGAGCTTGAAGTTTCATATCGAATTTTGATTTTTGATTTTTGATTTTTGAATTATCGCTTCGCGATTTTGAGTTTTAATTTTTGAGTTTTAAGTTTTGAACTTAGAATTGTGCAATTCTTAAATCAAAATTGATTAATTCACAATCGGCATTGCCGATAATTCAAAACTCAAAACTCAAAACTCAAAAATCATCAGAACGACAGGTCGTCTACGTCGGCATCGGTAAAGCCAGCGAGCGGATCGGTACCCTCGGCTGGTGCCACATATCCGGTGGCTGCTCCTGCTGCCGCAAAGGTGGGCTGTGCATAAGGCGAAGGCTGTTGCTGCAACTGCGGCTGATAGACCAGAGCGATACGTTTGTTTAGACGATTGCGGAGGGCCTTGAACAGATGCGTGTTTTCGTCGGTTGGGTCTTGGTTTACAATCTCAGGATCGCGCTCCTTGTTCGCTTCCTTTACCTGTTCTACGAGCTTCGGAAAAACCTTCGCAAACTGTTTGATTGTTTCAATAGGGAAATTCAAACACAATTCATGTGTTGGCACTCGCGGATTGTTATCACCTTGCTCCAAGGCCGAACGACGAATAGCATTCTTGTAGTTCTCGCTCAAAGGCCACATGTTAAGACTCAAGAACGCCATTTGGCGGTTAGGGTCGTTCTTTGCAGCCTTGAACGTGATAGGATTTAAGGGTTGAGGAAAACATACCCAGGGCCAATCAGGGTGTTTCTCGTCAAGATTGGTAAAAACCTTTGTTCCGTTCATACCAAAAAGGTCGGGACTCAAACTGTAACTTGCCATTTTGTTTTTGTTTTAATTTGTTTCTTTATATTTACTTCTTTCTCGTATCTCATT